CCATCTTGAAACTTGCATTAAACAAATCTCCATACTGCGTAGTTACTTTCTTAATACTACTTACTACATAATTTTTTTCTGCCATTTTTTTACTTTTTATTTATTAATTAATTTACTCTTATACTGCTCTTTCTTTTCCAACAAATCATCAAGCTTTTTATACAACTCATCAATCTTTCTCTCTATGTTTACTATCTCGTGTATATAGTAATTATCATCCTCTATAAGCATAGCTTCAATTTCTTCAAAGTTTAACCTATAAGATTTTAATATTTTTATAAAGTTGTTGTGTTGATTTACATTATGAAGTATTGTAGCATGATTCTTGTTAAGTATCTTTGCTATTAGAGTATATGTAATTCCAAATGTATTTCTTAATATTCCACAATACATTCTCCTAGCATCTACTACAAGTCTTACTCTACTCTTAGACTCTATACTAATCCAACTTACATCATACCTTCTGCATATCTCAGATTTGATTTTATCATCTCTTTCTTTAGTAAGTTCAAATGAATAATTACGCTTCATCTTTTCTCTCTTTAATCATTTGATCTACACCTTTATAGCCTTCCTCTCCTTCTACCACAATAACCTCTCCTTTTAAATCAACTTCTATTATATCAATAATATCTTTTACATCTACATTTAAAAATTGTGCAAGTCTTTGCATTTGGTAGTACCTTAAGTGATATGGGTTATCTAAATATTTTTCAATGGTTGAGCCTTTAATATTTAATATTCTTCCAAATCTTTGTTTTGATATACCTCTTATTCTGAGGATTGCTTCAAGTTCGTTTCTTGAAGTTCTTACTTTATCGTAATCATTATTCATTTTAATATTGTTTTTCGTTAAACATTCCATTTTTTCTCATTGCTTCATACTGATGTTTTGGGTCGGAGGGACCTTCATTTTCTTTTATATACTTAATAATTTTATCTGCTTCTAAGTCTGTCATATCTATTAAAGAATTAAGTATCTCGTTCTGTTCTGATGTAGAAATAGATGTTCGGTGTACGAGGTTCTCAATATATCCTATCTTCCACATCTCTGCTTCCAATGGTTTTCCATCAAGAACCTCATCCATCCAATCACTCATTAGTTATCCATTTCATCTTGACCCTTCACTCCTTGTGCATACAGTCCACAAATTTTTAGAACAGCTCTACTCATACCTCTTTTTTCTGCCATAGCAACAGGAAATTTCTTACCACCTCCAATTAAGTTGTCATCACTTGCTTCTCCAAAAGTCATTACATTTCTAACATCATGCTCTCCTGTTCCTGTTCTCATACTAGCAATAACCTTTACAACTACCCAAACTGTTATTTTTTTGGTTTCAGGGTCAATCTCTCTTATCATTTTTATAGGCTCGTATGCTACTTGAATGTTTTGTTTAGCAACAATCTTATCAATTCCTTCTCTTTTGATAGTCGCAAAACCTCTAGGGTCTTTATAAACATCATCCTTAATTAAGCCATTCTCTAGGAATAATCTTTTTAATGTTTCTTGTTTGGTTTCTTTTACCATAGTTGCTTCTTCTACATTTACTTTTTTCACTTTATTATTGATTTGATTAATACTCGTTTCTTCATTAGCAAGTTCTTGCTCCTTCATTTCCATATAAATATCTTTCTGTCTACCCATTACTTTGAATGTGTACTTGTTATACTATTTAAGTAATCCATAAATTCATCTACCATATTTTTTTCAGGACTTAAAGTATCTATTATATCTTTATAATCTGATGATAATTTATATTCAGATATATTAGCCATCCTTGTCTTACCATCTTTATTCTTATACCTAGTTGGCACATCTAACCTAGTAGACTCTATATTGTGTCCTTGATTTCTTAGGGAATGAATTACTGCAGCTAATCTATATGTTCCGTATTCATTAATAGCTTCTTTTTGTGTAAGCTTTCTACCATCTTTTAAGTGTTGTAGAATATCACTCGTTTGTGTTTTTACCATTTTAAAATAGTTTTAGTTAGTAATTATACTCTTTCTGAATTATCTGCAACAGAACAATCTCCTGAACAATAACTTATATCATCAATTAAATCCTCTCCACAAAATCCACAACTGTGAGTTTCATCTTCAGGAACTTCAAACCAATCCTCACATTCATCACATACATATCCTTCTGCTTCTGTATGTTCTTTACAATCATAGCATAGTCCACTATCTGAAATGCGAGCAGTACAGCATGCACTTACATCATCTAATTCGTAAGTTGAGTTACAACAAGGGCTTGTTTGTGTTTTTGACATTGTGTTTTTGAGTTTAGTTAGTAGTTAGTCTGTCTTAAATTCTGTGCAAAGATACAACAATTTTTTAAACTACCAAAATATTTACAATGTTTTTTCTAAATAATATATAAATACTTTATGTTTAACCTAGTATTTATCTTTAACCTTATCTTTCTCTTTAACCTTATCTTTATCTTTAAGAGTATTAAATACCCTATAGATAGAGTTATTAAAGGGTTTAAATTTTAGAAGTAATGAACAAGCCTAGCTATCTGACCTGAATTTTTTGAATGAATAAAGCCTTCAACTGCAGGAGATGAAATGAATCCTTTACCTGCGTGCCAACTATCAGCAGCAGAAGGACTACGCATATACTCAACAGTACAACCTATAAAGTCTTTACCATCTAACCACTTATATTTAACTTTATGATGTATATGATGAAGATACCAATATCTATGACTTGTTTCTGACCATTCTTTTGGTTTCTCATTAGCCATTAACATAGGAAGTAAATCCATCTTAGCACCATCTCCATGTTCTAAACCTATAAGATTAGAGCCATACTTGTAATACTTACGATTAGCAACTGATATGTCAAAAGAAACATCATCAGCTTTTCTAAACCAAGATTGTAATGCGTGAGCTAAATGGAATCCACTTTGGAAATCATGATTAGACATTGAATGAACCACATCTACAGGTGCTACTTGTCTAAGTATCTCAACACATTTAACATAAAGTTCTAACGCTATCTCATAATGTTGCCACCATTTCTTATCTGTGTCCTGATATGTACCTCTAGTAGTTGTAGAAAGAACACCATCTGTATGGAGTATGTCATTACCAATACAGAATAATACCCTATCAACATTAAATCCTTGAGATTTGCTTATAAGACCTTCAATGCCTTCTAATACTCTAGCACAGGCTATCTCTGTATTATAATCTTCTCCTGTTTCTGAAGCAACTGCTAGTTTTCCAATATGAATATCAGCAGGATTTATGATCAATAAATTATCCCCCTTTACTCTTTTGATTTTAGGGTAAGTAGGTGCGTGATTATCTATAAGAGCTTTAACATCTTCTAATAAATCTGTTTGTTCAATAGCAGATTGCTCTTTAGTTACTATAGAAAAGCGTAAATCCCCTCCCATATTCTGCCAATGTTTAACGCTTACTACATTTTTTTTATCTATACCTCTGTCCTGTAAGTGTAGGTCTAAAGCAGTATTACCATTAATATTTTGTAAATTTTCTCCTCTTGATTCATTGATTAATTCAACCTCATCAGATGATAATCTTAGTCTTTTTCCTAATTTTCTCATATTCAAATTTAATAAAAATTACTATAGATACAAAAAAAAAGTGAGAAGTTATTAACCCCTCACTCTTAACTACTAACTATTACCACAATGAAAACACTCATAAAGGTAATGCAAATGTAATGATTTATTTCTTAATATCTGCAATTCCTTGACCTAATATTAAAACAAGCAATGCTTGAAATAATTGAGTAGCAGTTTCAGTATCTACTCCTAAGTATGTTACTAAAGCAGGTACTACTACAGAACTAATCATATACCAAAACTTTTTGGATTTAATCATTTTACCGATAAGGTATTTTTCTAAAAACTTTTTCATCTTTTTTTTTTAAATTAATAATAATGCCAAGTAACATCTTGACTTTTCGTTTTATCTGTGTCCAAATGTAGGAAATTCTTTCCTATTCCAATGCGATTTATGCCAACTTTTATAGCTGCTGACATTATAAGGAATCTAGTTTTACTGTCATCTGCTTTAATATCCACAGCACAACAAGGTATATTCATGTGAGATGAACTTTTAACCCCACCAACCATACTATTATGAAAGGGAGTTCTATATCCGGAATTTACTTTAAATGGAATACCTGCTATTTCTCTAGCTTCATCTAATTTTCTAACAAAATTAATATCCATATTATCCCCTGAACCAATATCATCAGGACTATCAAACTCAGATAAATTAAAATATTTTACTGTTCTAGGTGGAGATTGATTTCTTTGAATATCGTAATAGCTTCTGTCTTTTGCCATTATGATGTGAATAGCTTTATTAAAGCACCTAAAGTTATACTATATATAACCCACATAGCCTTTACCAAAACCTTTCTCATTGCTGTATTTCTATTAACCCTAGCTGTAACCCCTGTATCAGGATTTAACAGTTTCTCAGTTAGCATATCTAGCTTTGAATCTATACTGTTCATTTTACTATTAATAGAGCCTATATCTTTTTTCATTGACATTATTTCTTCCTTTGTGGTCATTAGAATGTTGTAGTCTGAATAGATAG